AATCAATATAATAAGAATCAGTAAAGCCACCATCAGAAAGACGCTGCAAAATAGTAGCCCTCTGAGCCAACAAAGACTCAAGCAAAGACTTAATAACCTGAGCAGACTGCTGAGTCTCATACTCAACCTGTCCAGCCTTAGCCCTAAAAAGAGTCTTCAACTGCATGATCTGGTTTTGATAAATATTAATAGCAGCATACATAATAACAATCTGCTGAAGATCCCTACCAAAAGTAGAATCACCAGAAGAAGGAGAAACTATACCATCTTCATCGCAAATAAAGCCAGCTATAATACCATCATTATAAGAACTCCAAAATGCGTTACGAAGACGAGTCAACCACTCAACATCAGAAGCAGCAATAAAAGGAGAAGTAGCCCCAGGCACAGTAACAGCAGCCTCAAGATCACCAATGAGTTCACTTAAATCCACTGAAGCCATAGCAAACCCCTCTTAATATGTACGTGCACATTTGATCAACGTCAAAATTATGCAAAAATTTAGAGTCTAAGGTTTTACAACCTCAACATTAGAAACCTCAGCAACATCGCCACGAATATCAGCAAGGCGAGACTCTAAAGTCCTAAACTGTGCCATAGAAACATTAACCGACTCATCACTAGCAAGCTCATGCATACGCTCAAGAGCAATAACATTGGTAATCTCATTAAGTCTCTCATTAAAAATCTTACCCTTAGACTTAAGGATCTCAAGCATATCGCTCTCAGTTAAATGATTCGGATTACTAGCAATCTCCTCATAATCATCAGCACTATCAACAAGACGCATCGGTGCAAGACGACCATTGCTAAAAATATCCATATCAGAAGAAGCAGCACGATCTTGATTTAACTGACGTTCCTCAACAGCAATAGTCAACGACTGACCAGCCCTAATCGGAACAGAACGTAAAGCGCCCTTATGATCATAGGTGAGAATAAAAACATCACCCTTACCAATATTTGACCAAGTTTCCTTATCCATAATAGCCTCCTAAAACCTTTTACATACAATAACCCAAAAACCATAAAAATAAAAACAAAAAGGAAAAAGGGGAGGGTTTCAGCCCTCCCCCCAATCCAAATAAATTAAATAAGATCAAGCAGAAATGCTGGTATCCACAAAACGACGGACACGATCAGGGCGATGAACAACACCACCGAAATCCTTCTTACCAATATAATGCCAGAACCAGTTATCATCTTCCATATATTCCTTCGACTTCATGCCACCCCAAAAAGCGAACTTAGAAGCATCAGTAGAGATGACATACATCTCATTACCAGGAATAAATGGCTCATCATTATCATCAAGATAATTAGTGAGAGAAACAATTCTAGCACCACGATAGGTACCAAGAAGACCACGCTGAACCATTTCCTCATTAGTAGCAGGAAGGAATCCTGAACCATTATAGGAAGCACCAAGAAGCTCATCCATGATCTGCTCAGTCATAGTCGGACGACCGGCAATGACAACATCACGAGTCCGAGAAGCATCACGGACAGAAGTAAGAGCAGAATTTAGAGCAGCAAGGCTAACACTCGTACCCGAAACATAGTAAGGGCTTGAAGATGGGATAGCAGCCTGGAAAAGAGAGAACACACGCTGATTAACAGCAGCATCCATACGACGGATAGCGAGATCCACAAGAGTAGCCGAAGTCTCAGAGAAATTAGTTTCCATTTTCTCTTGGAACTCAGTGACATGGAAACCAACCGTATCACGGGTAATCTCCATAACATCAGCGTTCAAAGTAGAAGCCTCAATGAAGCCGCCACGGGCAACCCAAAAAGCCTTAAGACCACGAACTTCCTTGACGAAAGAACGGCCATCGAACGGAAGATTCTCAACCTCAGCCATAAGGCTAAGAAGATTCTCATGCTCGAAACCCATATAGATACTTTCAGTCATTTCCTGTGCACGCTCACGACGCCATTGCGGATCATCGAAGTTCTCGCGAGCCTCAGCGTTAAGAAGTGAAACCTTCTGACGAAGGGTATCAAGTTCTGGATTTGATTCCTTACCGAAAAGCTTAAAACTAGACATTTTTTAACCCCCCTTTCAGAAGTTTAGACGAGCCTCAACCTCACCGGTTGAAGCATTAACGGCGGTTACGACAAGCCAACCATTGGCGGCAGTAGCAGTCTCAGCCCAGTAGCCAGCAGTACCATTGCCAGTTCCAGGAGTGAGCATATCGCCTACTGCGACAGTTGGGGTGGCACCCATGCCAGCAACCATCACACGAGCTACTGGATAATTTTGACGGCTAAGGAATGAAGTAGCAGTGGTATTCTTGAATGCCACCTTTACATCCTCGCCATTTACAACCTGAACAGCTTCGCCAGCGGGAACTGTATCGAAGTCAGAATAGGTTGATAGATACGGGTCCTGACCAATGGCCTGAATGTGCTCATAAACTAGAACACCACCAGTACCTGGCTTGGGCTTGATCTGTGAACCAGTGGCAAGTTGCACACCAAGACGACCAGTAGCTGCATCGGCCTCACCACTAAGCACCACAGGGGCACCAATGGGAAGGTCGGTTGAGCCATCTAGGTAGTATCGGCCAGCACGATTGCCGCCCTTAGGAGTTACTCTAAAAGAAAAATTACGACCATAAGACATTGCTAAACCCTCCTTTCAAGAAAATTTATAGGTAACGAACATCAACACCACGGTTACGAGCACCGAAAACATCGGCAGCAAGTGAACCATTTGCGGTGTGGTCATCATTGCGAACATTAGACATTGCAGTTTCAGGAATAAGATCAACCTCAGCAACATCCTCAACTGAATGAGGAGTAGTAGAGGCAACGATCTTCCAATCCTCAAGGACTGCTTCGAATGCTTCATCTTCCATCGCTACCCAGCGATCAAGATTTGCATCAACATATTCATCTGCGAACGGAGCCACAGATTTCACTGCTTCACGGCGGATTTCACGACGAGCGTGAGCCAGAGCAGCCTGCTCAGAAGCAGCGGCCTCAGCATCAAGATAAGACAAAAGCTCATCATATTTTGCTTCAGCAGCAGCCACACGAATCTCTGCCAGATCAAGGTCTGCTTGCAAACCGGCAATCTGACCCTCTAATTCATTCCGAGCCTGAGAAGTACGAAGCTCCTCAATCTCCGACTGCAGCTCAGAGATCTTGATCTCGGCAGCAGCCTGAAGAGGGGCGACAGCCTCCGTTACAGCAGTAGTAAACTCATCTTCATTATAAGTCTTCATGTCACCCCCTCCAATGGAGTAATTATTGTTTGATGTAAAAGCTTCGTTACAGAAAGGACAATCTTCAGCAACGTGATCGGCAGTTTCTGGCTTATCTCTAAGGAGAATATCATGGAACTCTTTAAGAATCATAACTTAGCCTTTCGTGCCTGAAACAATAACGACCAACAATTATTATATTAAATATAATTAATAAATTGTCCTAAAATTAAGGACGACTTTTTCAGCCAAATGTTTAGCAGAAGGTATATTATCACTTGTTTTATTGTTTGTAATCTTAAGGATCTCAAACATAATATTTTCCCATTTTGCAGAATCTAGATGTGGAGAATCTTTAGCAACTTCCTCATAAACTCTTTGCTTTTCCTCATCTGAAGCAACCTCATCGATAGAGGCGTACTTCCATCCAGGTCTATCTGGGGGAAGAATTAATCCACCAGCCAAAAAGGTTGGATTATTTAGTTGACGATAAGAACTTCTATTTTTAATATGTTCACAATAATTATCTGACATAGGTCCAGCATAATCAAAAGTTGACCCACAACCCATCGGGCCAGAACAAGTAACAGATTCAGAAATACATTCCATTGATTGATGCAGAGCACCCATATCATACGCTTTTTCTACAATACCTAGTTCTTTAGGAAAATAATATTTCCAAAAAACAGAAGCAGTTTCAATATATGCATTTAACTGATTCTCTTTTGGATAAATCATTTCCGAGCCAATATAGGCACCAACTATATAGTTTTGTCTATGACCCATATTCATTGGGGAATTTTTTATGCTTGGATTAGAAATTCGAAGATCATCAAGTGACCAATATTGCCCATTGCTATTAGCATTATCAGCTTCTACATACTTTCCAATAATATATCTAAACATTGGATTTGGGTGCATGATGCCAGAGGCCCAATGCGAAGCCATATCACGATCTGGATTTACCAACTCAGCAGACGAAGTAAAGTAAAATGAATCAGAGTTCTCTGTTAAAATTGTCATAATATGTGAACGTCCTTTATTTTAAAAAATGAAACAAATTATCTAACACGAGAATCTGGTGGAATAACACTACGACCGTCTGGCTGTGCTGGATTGACAGGGTTAGGAGATGAGAAAGGTACATTGACAGGAGAGAAGATTTCATCCATACCCTCTGCCTCACGCTGACGCTTAACAGCCTCATCAGACTCAAGAATATCCAATTCAGCAAGAATGGTTTCACGAGAAATATCGCCACGATCACGCAACTGCTGCATGTAATTAGCAATGTTTGGATCAAAATCAAGAGCAATTCTTCGAGGATAGAAGACCATCTTTGGTTCAGTTATCAACTGATCATTCTTCATCCACATTGGTCTAAAAACATTTCTCATAAATGAATCACGAATATGATCCCTACGAGCCTCCATAGAAGAAGCAATAACTTTCAAAAGTTTCATTGAATCATCAGTAGCGGTTCCAGCAGCATAATTACCAGTAGAAAGAATTTGATACATTCTTGCAGTAATACGTGAATCAATACCATTATATCTTTCAGGTGCAAGAGTTTTATCAGTCTTAGGTGTTATAATTTCAATACTAAGACGATGATCGCCAACAATGATAGGTACACGCGAAGTCATTTGAACCTGAGAACTAAGTTGCTCCAACTCCTGAGGTCTAGCTGGATGATCCTTGTCACCCTTCTTAATTAGGATGATCGCATTAGTGCTACCAAGTATTGCGGAGCGATCCATTTCCCTAAGTTGCTGCTTCAAGTCAAGAAGTTCAAAAACTGACTCCATGCGAACAGACGCAAAACGTTGATAATCTGGGCGTGTTGCAGTAATTCGCCAAGCATTTTCCTGCCTCAGCAAATACATTCTATCCTGAATAGCAGTCTGGTCAGTCAATTCCATTAAATATTTCAACTCATCCATACCTGCTTGTCTTATAGCAGGATCGGAAGAATTCCAAGGCTCATATTTTCTTTCAATTAACTGGTTTACAATAAGATCAGTAGTGTTATATCCAGCGAGAGTATCAAACTCTTGGGCCTCTGATTTATCAGCTAGATAAACTAATCTTTCCTGATTAAACATAAAGTTTCCAACAGGAATAACCTTCATTGGATCAAGATATGTTATACCTTGGGGAACTATTAGATCTTTATATTCCTTTTTGCGACCCTTGCCTTTTACTTTATATGTCTTTCTTGTATAAAGAACTGCAGGGTAGCATTGGGAAATAGTAAAAAGTTCTCTCCATCCTTCACGAAGACGCTCTGGCAAATCAATTTCGTCAACTATTTGACTCCAAATATTCGACTCATTCTCATCTTCGCATTCTATAGCTATTCTCTTAAAAGCAAGTTGTTCT